GGGCGCCCCTGGACGAGGTCTCGCCGGGTGATGACTCGCCGGGTGACTGCGTCCCGTGGAACACCACTGGTGGCCCCGTGATGGGTGATCAGCTCTGGATCTATGGGACGTCCGCTGTGTGGGCTGGTGTCGGCGTGGGTCGGATGCTCGGGGACGTCGACCGGGCGAACAACACCGCGACGGCTCGTGATGAGCGGATCGCGCTGCCGGTGTTCACGCCGTGTGCGACGTTCGCCGCGGGTTCCAGCATCGATACCGAGTGCGGGTCGTTGGCGAACGTCAACGGTCCTATTCCGGCTCCGTGACGCGTAGAGAAAGGAACTGAAGATGGCTCAACAGTGTTTCAAGCCGTTCAGGGCGCAGTCGCTTCGTGTCACTGAGCTCGACGACTGCTGCACCCCGCCACCGGTGGAGGACTCCCCCGACGACTCACCCATGGGTGCGTCGTGCGCGATCGCGGTCACTGACTCGTTCACCAGCGTGACTGGTGAGGCCGAGGTCGACGACGGCGACGACATCCTCGAACGCAAGGCCAACGGCGACATCTGCATCAACGAGCGGGACCCGGACGTCCTCGTCGGCCTGAACGTGTCAGTGACGCTGTGCCAGGTGACACCCTGGTTCATCAGCAAGCTGACCGGGTGGCCGGTCGTGATGGACCAGAACTGCGACGCCGTCGGGTTCGACATCATGGACGGCATCAACACCAACCAGATCGCGCTGGAGCTGTGGTCCGGTGTCGCCGGTGTCGACTGCGGCGCCGGTGCACGGTACGGCTACGCCGTGTTCCCGTGCGTGGAGAACTGGCAGCTCGACGGCAGCCTCGAATGGGCCGGGAGCGACACCCTGTTCAGCATCACGCTGACGGGGTTCGCGAAGGGCGCGCACGCGTGGGGCCGCGGCCCCTACACCGACGTGCAGGGCTCGTTCGACGGGCGCCTGGTCGACCCGATGCAGCAGGGGTCGATCATGCGGCTCATGGCGACCGACGTTCCCCCGCCGGCGTACATCAGCTCGTGCGTGGACTGCCTGCCGCCGACGCCGGAGTTCGGGTACGGGGGGATCTCGCTGGAGTCGCCGGTCGACCCGTGCCTCGTGCCGGCGTGACCGGTCGGGTTCTGATCGTGGTGCGGTCCCTGGTCCACCTTCCCAGGGGCCGCACCACTGCCGTAGGAGGAGGTGTGTGGGGTGAGTGAGCCGTCACCGGGGTCACCGGGCGATCAGTCGCCGGGCGGGTTCATCGCGTGTGGGGATGCGTGCTGGCCGGAGCCGTACATCTGCCCGGGGGGTGACTGCTGCAACCTGGAGCTGGAGGAGATCGACCCGGGCCTGCGGGCGATGGCCGCGCAGTGGGCGGCGAACTTCCTCTACACGGCGACGGGGCGCAGGTACGGGGGGTGCCCGCGCACGTACCGGCCGTGCCGGGAGAAATGTGCCCCGGTGCAGAACTGCTGCGGCGGGTACGCGCTCACGGGTGTGGCGCGGCCGTACAAGCTGCTCAACTCCCTGGACTGGGTGAACGTGTCGTGTGGGGTCTGCAAGCGCGGCTGCCAGTGCACGGAGGTCTCCGAGGTCTACCTGCCCGGGGTGTCGCAGGTGCTCAACGTTCGTCTCGACGGGGTCGACTACGACCCGTGCGGGATGGTCGCGGTGTACGACGGCGCCCGGGTGGTGCGCGTCGATGGTGGGGCGTGGCCGATCTGTCAGGAGCTGTCCAAGATCGACGGGCCCGGGACGTGGTCCATCACGGTGCTGGAGGGCGGCTGCCCGCCGGCCGGGGTCGAGCTGATCACGGGCATCCTGATGTGCGAGTTCCTGAAGGCGTGCCTCCGGCGGGATGACTGCCGGTTGCCGCGCCGTATCCAGACGATCACCCGGCAGCAGGTGACGATCGGGTTCAACGACAGGTTCGAGAACCTGGCACAGCTGCGTACGGGCATCTGGGAGATCGACGCGTGGATCGAGCAGGCCCGGTATGTGGGGGCTGCGACACCGTCGATCGTCAGCCCGGAGCTGGTGCAGCAGACGGTGCTGACGTGGCCGCGCCCGGGTAGTGACTGTGCGGGGTCGCGGTGACCGGGGCACGCGCCGTGGTGGGCGTGATCGAGATCCTGTCGGATCTGCTGGAGATCATGACGCACGACGACTCCGACGCGTCGGACTACCCGGGCGCGGGGTGTGTGCTGGACCCGTTCTGCCGTGTCGCGGTCTACCCGGGGCCGGCGTCAGAGGTGCCGTTCGACTCGTGCGAGATCGACGACTGCGGCACGGGCGCAGACGGGCAGCTCTACGCCGCCATCCAGGACATCCAGCCGCACCCGACGAACACGGGCGCGCCGGGGTGTGACACGTGGATCTGGTCCGCGTATGTCGGTGCGGTGCGCTGCCAGGCGAAGCCGACCGACGGTGGCGAGTTTCCGACGGTGGACCAGGTGCAGGCGGATGCGATCCGGCAAGCCATCGACGCCGACAGGATCTTTTCCGCCATACGGTGCTGCGCGCCGAAGATTCAACGCCTCAAGGACGCTGCTATCGTCGTCACGACGTGGACCCCCGTCGTCGGAGGCGGCTGCGGGGGCGGGTACTGGACGATCACGGGGAGGTTCGATGTCTGCTGCTGACCAGATGGCCGTGCGCATGCCGAGCGGCCGAATCAAGCAGGTGCCCCGCCGTGTCGGACTCGGGATGATCGCCCGGAACCAGGCCAAGGCCGCACCGCAGCAGAACGTGCGGCCCGTCGGCGTGCAGGGTGCCGGGCCGTCACCGGGCATCGCGGTCACGCGGGCCACGCCGGCATACCGCCACCCCCTCGAAGGTGTCCGTGAGTCCGACTTGCTGCCGTCATTCGAGGCAGCGCGCGGCCCCATCGAGTACCCGAACGCGTCGGACACCGTCGTCGACGAGGCGCCCACGCTGGAGCCCCTGGAGGATCTGCCCGCCGACGTCGACCCTGACGACGTCCCGACAGTCGATGCAGTCCTACTGCCCCCGGAGCCGCGCGGCAACGCATCCCGGCTCGTGTGGGCTCAGTACGCGCAGGCTCTCGGTGTCGAGGTCACCAGTGCGATGACCCGCAACGAGATCCGCGACGCCGCCAAGGACGCGGCCACGTCCCTTACCCGTTTGCCCCAGCCTGCCCGTACGGGTGGACGACTGGAGACGCCGGAGGACGAGCCGGCCACCGAAACGGTGGCCCATGAGAGTGCAGATCCGCAGTAGCGGACGCCCGCAAGGACTCTCCGCTGCACAGCAGCAGATCAGGCAAGAGGTAGCGGCCGAGGTAGGTCGCGCCACGATTCGGCGCGCCGCGCGGCGCCTGTCCCGGCACCCGTCCGGGCGGCAGGCCGCCGCCGGCATGCGCGTCGAGGCCGGCGCCGGTCAGGCCACCATCTACTCCCCCATGGGTAACCCCGGGGTGATCCCCGCATTCCGTGACTCTGCCGGGCGTTCCCGGTGGGGGAAGTTGGTCATGGTCTGGCCTGGGCAGCGGCACCCCGTGAAATGGGTGCGTCGGTACAAGGGGCTGCGGCCTCTGCTGGAAGCGGAGATGTCCCGTGTCACGACACGGGATGTCTCGTCGATCAACTACACCGTGCGCTGAGGGAGAGGTCTGGTATGGCGATCAAAATCGAGGACGAGTACGTCGAGCAAGAGGAAGAGGTCTACCTGCTGGAAGAGGGGCCGTTCGCGTTCTTCTACCCGCGGGTGAAGCCCATCCGGGCGGCGCACCGTCGCCTGCTGGAGGTCGGTGAGGAAAAGGCCGCACCGGAGGTTCTGGCCGCGGTCAAGAAGTGGTTGGCGCGGGGGTTCGGGCCGGACGCGTGGGAGCACATCGAGGCGCGTCTCGCGGACGAGGAAGACGCGTTGGACGACGACCACATTGACCACCTGTTCAAGGCGCTCATGCAGGCCCGGACGCGCCGCCCTACTACGTCTTCCAACGGTGCATCGCGGCAACCGTGGAAGAAGGGACCAACGGCCGCGCCATCGCCCGTGGAATCCGATTCGACGACCTAGACCCGGCTGACCTGTGTGACCTGATTTTTTACTGGATTGCCGAGAACAAGAACGAGGCGCAAGCGATGAAAGACCGCGGACTGTTCGAGGTCCCCCCCAAGGGGTACCGGGGCTCGCTGCGCGGCACGTCGTGGGACCAGGACGCCATGAACGCGGACTACTTCAACAACACCACGACCGTGCAGGCTGGGGCGGTGGCGTAGCCCATGGCAATCCGGGTGCCCGTCATCGTCGACGCGCAGGGCGGTGACCTCGCGCGGGTCATATCGAGCGACGTCGAGCAGGGCGCTCGCGGCGCGTCTCGTGTCGGACGTGAGATCGGTACCGACATCGGGCGTGGCGTCTCCCAGAGCCTGGGGTCATCGCTGGATGGGGTCGATCAGGAGTTCGCTGGCGCGGGGCGTGAGTCGGGCAAGACGTTCACGGACAACTTCTCGCGCACGGCGCAGGGCGGCGCGGACGCCGCGGCTGGTGGGTTCTCGGGGAAGCTGTCCGGTTCGCTGAAGGCTGGCCTCGCTGGTGTCGCGGTTGCTGCTGCCGCTGCCCTGACGGCGGGGTTTCTGGGCGCGATCGAGAAGGAGAAGCAGGTCGATCGGATCAGTGCTTCCCTGGCGCTGACCGATGCGCAGGCGCAGCGGGCCGGGGACGTGGCCGGGGCGCTGTACGCGGGTGCCTGGGGTGGCTCGATGGGTGAGGTCACGACTGCTGTTGAGGACGTGATCTCGTCCATCGACGGGATGGCGTCCGCGTCGAATGCGGAGCTGCAGGCCGTCACGGCGTCGGTGCTCGATATCGCGACCGCGTTCGAGGTCGACGTCTCTGACGCGGCACGGACTGCGGGCATCTTGCTGAAGACGGGGCTTGCGGGTGATGCGACGGAGGCTGCTGACCTGATCACGAGGTCGCTGCAGTCGGTGCCGGCGTCGTTGCGTGGCGAGATCCTGGAGGCGACGCAGGAGTACGGGCAGTTCTTCGACGCTGTCGGCCTGGATGGCCCGCAGGCGTTGAAGCTTCTGACGGACGGTGCCGAGAACGGTCAAATCGGCATCGACAAAATGGGCGATGCGATCAAAGAATTCACGATCCGGGCGACGGACATGTCAACCGCTTCGGTGGACGCGTTCGACGCGATCGGCCTGGACGCGCAGAAGATGGCGAACGACCTGCTCGCTGGTGGGGACACGGCACGGGACGCGTTCGACACGATCGTCGATGGGCTGCAGGGCATCGAGGACCCGGCGGACCGGGCGAACGCGGCGATCGCGCTGTTTGGTACGCCGCTGGAGGACATCGGTGTCCGAGACATCCCGCAGTTCCTCGCTGGGCTGCAGGATCTTGACGGTGGGCTGAGTGACGTGTCCGGGGCTGCGGCGGCCATGGGTGACACCCTGAACGACAACGTCGCAACGAGGCTGGAGGCGCTGAAGCGTGGCGCGGAGACGCTGCTCACCGACGGTATCGGCGCTTTGTTCGCCGGGTTCGATCAGGCGGCCGTGGTCGCGGTCCGGTTCGCGCAGGCGTTCGGGGGGGCGGCTGCTGCGTTCGAGCCTGTACGGGTGGCACTCGTTGAGCTCGCGACTGAGGCGGGTACCCGGCTTGGTCCCGTGTTCGCTGACGTCGGTGCCCGGATTCAGAACGATTTGCTGCCCGCGCTGAACGAATTCGCGACGGCCATGGCGCCGATCGTCGAGTTCATCGTGACGAACGTAGGACCCCAGATCGTCGGCGTGTTCGAGGCGGTAGGGACCGTGCTCGGGGGCCTGGTCGACATCGTCGCCGGCGTGTTCTCGACCATCGCTGCCGTGATCCAGGGTGACTGGTCTGGGGCGTGGGACGGGGTGCTGAAGATCCTGGGCGGGGCGGTGAAGGTCGTCAAGGGGGCGCTGTCGGCGCTGCTGAACGTGTTCGGCCTCTCGTTCTCGCGAATCGGCACGATCGCGTCGCAGACCTGGGGGAACATCCGCCGGTTCTTCAGCGACGGGGCGAGCAACGCCCTGCGTACCGTGCGGAACCTGGGAAGTTCCGTGCTGAACGCTTTCGACACCCTGCGGTCCCGGGCTGTGTACGCGATTGGGTTCCTGTGGGGTCGGGTGACGTCCCTGTTCAACTCTGGGACGTCGCGCATGGCGACCGCGGCGGGCGTCGGGGTAGGTCGGGTGCTCGCGTTCTTCCAGGGCCTGCCGGGCCAGATCGGCCAGGCGATCGGGAACCTAGGCGGCCTGCTGTATGACGCAGGCCAGAACGTCGTGCAGGGTCTGATCGATGGCATCGCGTCGATGATCAGTGGTCTTGCGGGCGCGGCGTCATCGCTCGCGAAGACGATCCGGGACTACCTGCCATTCTCGCCGGCGAAGGTCGGTCCGCTGTCGGGTTCTGGTTCACCAGATAACTCGGGTGAGGTGATCGCACGGATGATCGCGGACGGTATCCAGCAGAACGTCAATCTGCCCGCACGGGCCATGGAGCGTGCGTTGGCACCGCTGGGGTCGGCTGCGGTGCGTAGCCGCCCCCAGGTGTCCGCTCGGGCGGCTGGGGCGGTCCCGGCTGGGGTGTCGGTGACGAACAACCTCTACGGGCCGACGACGGGCAGTGATGTGCTGCGGGAGTCGACGTGGTCGGCGCGGTTCGCTCCGCGTACGTCACGGTTCGAGGGGCCGAATCTTCGGGGGGTGAGGGTGTGACCGGGTGGCGTGTGCTGTGGAACGGCACGGTGTTGTCGGGTGATGAGTGCCCGGGTGACGCGTGCCTGTTGGACCCACCGGATGGTCTCGGGGTGCCTCCGTTGCAGGACGAGGACACGGTCTATGTGGGCTCGGACGGGGTGCGGATGCACCGTGACTGGTACGAGAAGCGGGTGCTGACGTTCCGGGCTGCTGTGGGTGGGGACTGCGACGTGGGCTGCTCGTCGCCGACGGCGGTGCGGCGTCGGGTGCAGGAGATCATGCGCGCGTGGTCGCGGCAGTGTGGTGAGGGTGAGCTGGTGATGTGGCCGCCGTGCGACGAGCGGGAGTGCGAGTTCGAGTGCGACAGTGACGCGGAGGGAGACCCCGCGTTCGGGCCGTATGGGTTCGTCGGCCGGCCTCGTGGTGCGGTGCTGGAATGGGTGGGGCGGCGGCGCAACGTCGCGTTGATCACGTTACGGTTCGACGCCACTGACCACCGCATCTACATCCTGAACGGGTGTGGTGACCCGGGCTCCGGTGAGCACTGCACTGACCTGTTGCCGACGTCGCGTGACGCCACACAGGTGTGCTTCGTCGACGGGGAGCTGTGCTTCGATGCGAACGGGGAGATCTGTTTCGAGCCGATCGAGAACTTCCCGCCGGAGGAGGGGCCGCAGCCGGTCGAGAACGACGGCACGGAGTGCGCCTGTGCGGTCGTGACGTTCCGTGGGCCGTTGCAGATGCCGTCGGTGGAGACCGACGACGGGCAGTCCATCAACGTGGGCACGAACCTCGCCCCCGGGGACACGCTCGTCGTGGACTGCTGTGCGGGCACGGCCCTCCTGAACGGGACGAACGTGCGGTACCTGGTGGAGGGGTGCATCGAGTTCCAGCCCGGGACGACGATGGTCGAGCTGCTGTCGTTCAGTGGTGGCGGGTCAGCGACCGTGTGTCACCGCGACAACGTGATCAGCGCGTAAGGGGGTGGCTCGTGGCGTGTAAGTGCGGACCTGACTGGATCGTCGAGTCCTTCGACTTGAAGACGGGGCGTGTCCTGGGTGTGCTGGACGCGACGGAGATCGATGTGCAGGTGCTCCTGAACGAGGCCGGGTCCGGCACGCTCTCGTTGTCGGTTCGGGATACGCCGGCGCGTCTGGTGTGGCCGCGGCTGGTGGGTATCGGTGTGATGTGGCAGGACACGCCGGTGTGGGTTGGGTGGGTCGAGACGGCGGAGATGAACTCGGACTCGACGCTGAGGGTGGGTGTGATCCCCCTGGACGGGTACATGTTTCAGCGGCACATTGATGACACGGTGACGTGGGTGGGGCAGTCGCAGACCGTGGGCCTGGCGAACCTGGTGAACCAGTTCTGTGACGGGATCGCGCTGTCCGCTGTTGCGGAGTCGTCGGCACACACCAGGGATCGGACGTTCTACTGGTTCGACCACCACGTGGTCGGTGACCTGGTGCAGAACATGACGGAGGTCATCGACGGCCCTGACTGGGAGCTGGTGCCGTCCCGGGTGAACGGGTTCTGGCACGGGACGATCGTCTTCCGTGACTCGGTGGGCGTGGCCAGGCAGTTCGCGCTCCAGTCCGGGCGCGACTCGGGCAACTATGGGATCACGCTCGACGCTGGGGACATGGGCACCCATCAGCACGCGGTTGGTGATGGTGAGGATGAGGAGCAGATCGAGGAGTACGCGGAAGATCTGACGGTCTACCCCCGGTTCGACAAGACGACCGGGTATAGCTCGGTGACGAACCGGAACACGCTGCGGGAGTACGCCACGGGGCGTGTGGCGCTGCTCGGGGAGCCGGCGGCCATCCCGTCGATGGTGATCGACGGGCCGGACCCGGCGCCGGCGCAGCTGCGTGTCGGGGACATCTGTCAGGTGGACGTGAACCACTCTCTGTGGCGGTACACGGGGCTCGCGCGGGTGCTCGGGCTGACGTACCGGGCTGCGCAGGGCTCCGCGGATCTGCGGTCGCTGATGTTCGCTCCGCTGGAGCGTGCGACGGACACGATTCTGGTGCAGATGCCGGACGACGATTGTAAGGAGTGCTGATGGGTATCACGCGGCGGTTGCCGGACGACCAGCGGCGGCGTCTCGAACGGCTGGAGCGGGACAACTGGCGGGCGCAGGTCGCTACGGCACCTGTGCAGGGCGCGGAGGACGCGTCGCGCCTGGACGACATCGAACACCGGTTAGACGATCTGGAGAACCTGGAAGGGGTTGGGGAGAGTGGCTGAGGCTCACATCGTCGCGCATGCGGGGTGCTGCATGACGCCGCAGTCGTTGCGGCTGCTGAACCATGCGTTGGTCTGTACTGAGGGTGTCGCGTTCGACAACGCGTACGGCACGGACTCGCTCGCTGTCACGGCCGGTTCGGAGTCGTTGTCGGTAGTGGTCGCCGCGGGTTCGGCGTTCATCGAGGGCGGCGAGTTCGCTGGTGAGGGCATGTACTTCGTCTCGAACGACGCGGACGTGACGTTGGAGCTGGAGGGTGCGGACCCCGCGGACCCGCGGTGTGACCTGGTGATCGCGCGGGTGAACACCACGGCGACCGACTGTCCGGACGCGTGGGTTCTGGAGGTTCTGACGGGGGTTCCGGCACCGGTCCCGACGTGCCCGGATGTGCCGGTCGGGGCTATTCCTCTGGCGACGGTCGAGGTGGCCGCGACGGCGACGTCGATCACGCAGGCTGATGTCACGGATCAGCGGCAGGCTTACGAGTATTGCGGAGCACCGGAGTTCCCGTACCGGCTGGTGTACAACGCGAGCACACAGTCGATGGACCGGGAGGCTACGTTCTTTGGTGTGCCAGACCCGATCTTCATCAACAATCTGACGCTGCCGCGTCCGGCGTTGGTGATGACGATCCTTTCGGCGACATTCGGCACTGGTGGTGGTAGTGCCACTGATGCGGTGTCGCTCGCGATCAACTACACATCTCCGGCGTTTGTCGAGAGTGCTAGCCCGCTGCATCGGATGATCCGTGGTAACAACTCTCCGCTGAATGCCGGTGCGAGCCTGGTCCGGCTGATCGAGGCTGATGCTGGACTGTTCACGGGGAACGTGTTTGGTGGGAACGGGTTCGGTACGGTGCGCGCGGTGGAGATGCAGTTCCGGGTGATGCAGTGGCTGGAGTAGGAGCGGGTGCATTGACCTGGGGTGTTGGTGGTCCGTACCCTGGGGGTAGGCGCGCTTCCCTGGGGGAAGGTTCTGACAAGCTGAAGCGGTGAGGTCTCGGTGTATCCCTCCCGCGCCTCCTGGGGAAGCGTCCTTCTCGTGTGACGGCCCCCCGGACCCGTGAGGGTCTGGGGGGCCGTGTGCGTTGGTGGGCTAGTGCGCTTCCTTCGCGTGTTGCACGAGCGACCGGTTGGTGCCGAAGTCTTGCTGGCACGTCTCGCAGAAGGTGCGTAGTGGGCGCAGGCCCGGGTGCTTGCGGAGCTGGTCCTGCAGTTCCTCTTCGGGGTCCTTCTTGGGGGGCATGGTCTCTCCTGATGCCGGGGATGTTCTGACATGCGCAACTATACGCCGGTCGCGACCGCACCGCAAACACGGCGTGCGCCTACGTATCAGGGAACACGTCCGGCGCGAACATCTCCGACCCGCAGCGCGTACAGCGGCGCCACGTGTACCCGCACTCGACGTCAGTCGGTTCCGAGCTGTCGAGGTACGTGACCCACTCGTGCCACCCGAAGAGACACCACGGCCGGGTCACGATCCACGTTGCAGGTCGGGCGGCTCGTTCAAGACCATGGTCGGGCTCGCGAGTTCGTCGAGGAACCGCGCCATCGCTAGGTTGTGCCGGGCGTCCGCCAGCGCGTTGTGCTCGCCGTCGTCCTGCTTCGGCATCTCCGGGTCACCCAACCGCATTCGCTCTTGCCGGAGGTCGTTGGTCCACATCGGAACGCCGTCGGGCAGGTCGATCATCCGGCCCCACAACCAGCACAGCGTGACGTGGTCATACGCCCCGTACCAGGCCCACAGCTCGACGTCGGGGCCAGCCGCGCGGATAAAGTCCCGGACCTCGTTCGCGATGACCTGGCGGGGCTTCACCGTCGTGTCGGTGTGGTCCAGGCGCACGTGATCGAGGGACGGACGCGGGGCGAACAGCGGCAGCCCGCCGGCTAGGTGCCGGTCGAGGGACTTCCGGTCGACGAGCGGCAGGGACGACACCACGTTCTTCACGAGCCACGGTTGCTCCATGATGCGATCCCATGGCGTCTTGCCGATGTACCCGCCGCGCAGGTCGGGGTCACGCTGCGTGGTGTCGTCGATGTCGCCGTTGACGGCGTAGTACTCGCGGCCGTCGTCGGTCACCATGCCGATGCTGATGGGGTGGATCTCGGAGCCAGTTTCCAGAAACTCCCAGTCATAGAACACGCGGGTCATGGGGTGCCTCCCGTCGCGGTGTCCCAGTCGCAGGTCAGGCCGCCGGCGTAGCCGCTCTTCGCGAACACGCAGAGGACTTCGCCGCCACCAGGCAGCGGCTGTACCCATGCGGCGCGGTGTCGGGGTGTGGCGTCGACGCTTTCGGCGTCGCTCGTGGTGCATCCAGCAAGCGTCGCGGCGATGAGCGCTGCGAGCGTCACGCGGGTCAGGGTCGTCCCTGCCCGGGTCATGAGCCGGCCTTTCCCTCGAACTCGTGGTGGCGGTCGATGTCGTTCCACTGTGGCCACGTCGAGCGGGGTGTCAGGGCGATCATGCCTTGCGCGAGTAGTGCGCCTAACGCGCGCTTTACGAGCGCACCGGTGCGCTGCGCTGGCGTTCCCTGGAATCCGATGGCGACGTCGTCGGCGGCAAACCTTCCCACGCGCATGGTCGAAGTCGTCCTGCGTCGACGCCGTCAGCATGCGCACCACTTCGCGCGTCAGCTCTGTCGTCGAGGCGCTGGAGTCCCGGAGTACGCCGAGGACGTGCAGGGTGTGGGACTCGCCCAGGTCGAACCGGGCCTTGCACTTGCACACGACGATGACGTCGTCATCGGTTCCGGGTTCGGTGTGGGCGCTCACGATCTTGTGGTCGAGCATCAGGCGCTCGACGTCGATGCGTGGTGTGGTCGACGGGACGAATAGGGGTGCGTCTGTCATGGGGTGTCTTCCTGGTGGGGTGGGTGTCGCGCTACAGCTCGTTGATCGCGTAGACCGTGTACCCGCAGCGGTCGCATACCCGCTTGGCTACGCGCGTGATCTCGGGCAGGAAAGGGATGGATGCGGGGGTGCTGAACGATACGAAGTCGTGCCCCCAGAGGCGGCAGCGGAGCGGGGTCACGTCAGCGCCTCGATCAGCGAGCTCAGACCGTACAGCGCGAGCACGCCCAACAAGAACCCGATCATCGCCGCGGCGATGTACCCGTCTTGCTTCCAGGAGTTGGGGCGGCGCTCGCGGATGACGACGTGACCATTGATGCGGTTCACCGCACGTACGCGAAGCATGACCCTGACGGGGTATTCCACGAACTCGCCGCTGTCGATGTCCTCGCGTAGGACGAACTCACGTGCCCAGGGGCGTCGTTCGAGCCAGTGCCCAATGCGGTAGCGCAGGCTGGTCATGCGGTGTCCTCGGGTGGTGGGTCGAACGCGAACCCGACAGAGGTGTTGCCGGGCAGCAGATCGATGTGCACGCTCTCGATGTCTTCGGTGCCGACGTCGAACACGGCGGTGAACTGGTGGCTGCCGTTCGCGTTGACGCCTTCGTACTCGATCTTCGATCGCGGCGGTGAACGACTTCTCGTAGGCGTTGGCCATGAACACCACCTGTTCCCAGTTCTGCAGGCCGGTGAGCCAGGTGTCCAGGGTTTCGGCGTCGTCGTCAGCGATGCGGGTGCGGATGAACTCGGTCAGCTTGTCGTCGGTCATAGTCGCCCGTTGATGACGTCGTCGAGGACGGATTCCAGTGCAGTGGTTCCCGGGTCTCCCGTCGCGTACGGAAGCGTCTCGTAGTACTCGCGGAACAGGGTCTCGCGGCGGTGTACCTCGGGCATGAGGTGGTCGAGGCGTTGGGGGCCGACGGTGGCGAGGAACCGTGTCGCGACCTCTTCGGCTCTGGCCTGGCGGTCGATGAGCGCCTTGACGGCGCTGGGCGTGGCCAGGGCAGCGGCTATGGGGGTGGTGTCCAGGTTGCCCAGGTCAGGGAGTTTCATCCATTCGCTCCTTTCGTTCGTTGCGGCGGCGGCGGGCGTCGACGCCGCCGCGGAGCATCCATCCCAGGCAGCCGGCGCAGAACAGTGGGATCAGGATGTTGATCAGTGCGGTGGCGAACGCGTTCCACGCTTCGGTGCTCACGGGCGGTCTGTCTTGGGGTCGTGCTTGGCGAACACGTGCCAGACCAGGCCGGGGCGCGACACGATGTGGTCGGGCGCGCTGATTAGTGCGGATGGCACGATTTCGAACGTGGGTACGATGGCGCTGCCGATGTGGTAGACGCCGTCGGGCAGCCGGTGGCCCGTGCCGGCGACGGTCACGGAGCGCTTCGGCAGGCCG